GTTCATAAAATCGATCATTTCCATTTAATACTAATTTAGCAGATTTAACAGGATTTGATGGATCACTACCTGATGCAGCAACATAATTTATATCACTTTGCATTAAAGTTTCATTTAATGCAGCATTATTAGTTAATAATGCAGAAACAGCTTTTGATTTAGTTGTATAATTAAACCAGTTATTAACATTTGTATCAGTATCTTTAGCTATGAACCATACTAATTCTTTGCATGGATGATTAAAATTAAGTTTAGTTTTAACAGAACTAGATACAATAGCTTCTTGACCTGTAAATTGTAATTGTTCAATTAAATATTCATGAGATAATTGAGCAAAACGGCGACGTTCATCAGTATCTAAATAAATATAATCAACCCATAAAGATGCATTAATAATTCCATTAGCATCAGCACCACATTTAGCAGCAGTCTCAAAATTAATATTAACTTTAACTTCATGATATTGAAGAGCAATTAAAGGTAAAGCTAAACCAATATTGCGACAAAACCAGAATTCGAGAGGTATATATAAAGTCTTACCTGCAACGGAATCAGCTCCTAAACCACCAACCATTTCACTATAACCATAACGTTTGGATTTAGGTAAAGTTAATTCATTCCAAACATATAACCAATGTGAATAATGTTTATCTATTTTTTGACCACCAATTTCAATTTCAACATAATTTAAAAGTCGAAGACCATAATAATTTACATAATTAGAACCTGCACTTGGTTTAACTTGTAAATACATGCGATTAATTAAATCACCATTGCGAGAAATTTGGCAAGTTACACGAGAACCATAATTTGGATTGCCATTAAAAGTTTGTTCAATCGCTTCTAATGCAAAATTTGTATGTCGGCGATATGCAACTTTGAAAAAAGTTATTTGAGGATTGCCAGTTAAATAAACATCCTGAGCACCATAAGCAACAAGTTGAAGAAGACCACCACCCATTTATGCTATATTCTTTATACTATAATAGGAGAAAAAAAATGTATATAGTTAAATTTAATTTGAATATGCTAAACCACCCATTCCAGAAAGAATGCGTAGAACGTTATAATTAACAGCATAAATATTAATATTTCCACTAACATTAGTATTAACTTTAACATCTAATATAGCTGTATCAATACGGGACATATTTAAAGTTCCTGATGGTTGATGCTCTTCTGGTTTTAGGGCAAAAGAATATACATTTATACCTCTATTAAGAGGTATATTTGTATGATGTTGATATGGTTGAACTAAATTGAAATAATTTCCATCACGAACATTAAAACGATCATTTCCATTTAATTGTAATAAACATTGATTGAAAGGATTAACAATATTTGTAGTAACATGATCAACATAAGGTATATAATTATCTTGCATATAATTACTTGTTAATTGTAAAGTTAAAGGAGAATTACCAATATTACTGGATACTAGGAAATTACTAGTTAAAGTAGTATCTGTAGCAACAGTAGGAAGATAACCAGCAATATCATTTATTTGATTATTTGATGGTAAAATAGTACCATCCGAAGTATAATTATACCATCTACTTGCTAAATTTGTTGTTTTAGCAACCCATATTAATTCTTTGCATGGATGATTAAAATTTAATTTAACACGAGCACCATTAGTTGATAAAGTTTCTTGACCTGTAAATTGTAATTGTTCAATTAAATATTCATGAGATAATTGAGCAAATTTGCGACGTTCATCAGTATCTAAATAAATATAATCAACCCATAAATTAGGATTATCTAATTTATATGCAGACATATCTGAAACTGTAGTAGCTCCTGGAGCATATAAACAATTAGCAGCGGTTTCAAATTCAATTTTAATTTTAACTTCATGATATTGAAGAGCAATTAAAGGTAAAGCTAAGCCAATATTGCGACAAAACCAGAATTCAAGCGGTATATATAAAGTAGTTATATCAGTTGATGTTGCATATGTAGCATTATTTAATGCATCACGGTCAGCACCAACCATAGTATCATATGCATAACGTTTTCCGCGAGGGAGAGATAATTCATTCCATATATATAACCAATCGGAATAATGTTTATCAATTTGTTGACCACCAATTTCAATAGAAACAGATTTTAATAAGCGTAAACCTAAATAATTAACATATGAAGCAATTGAGCCTGCTTTAGTTTCAGCAGTAGCATTAACACCAACTTCAAGATAAGTTCGATGAATTAAATCACCATTGCGAGATATTTGACAATAAACAGTATTTCCATAATTTGGAATACCGCTAAAAGTTTGTTGAATAGCTTCCATTGCAAAATTTGTATGTCGGCGATATACAACTTTGAAAAAAGTTATTTGAGGATTGCCAGTTAAATAAACATCCTGAGCACCATAAGCAACAAGTTGAAGAAGACCACCACCCATTTATGCTATATTCTTTATACTATAATAGGAGAAAAAAATATATTGAATAAGATATATAAAAGCATATTCGCATTTTTTATTATATATGTTTAAAGATAAAACATCTAAAAAGAGATTTCAGAATGTTGATATAACACGAGATTTATCAACATTGGATGCGATGCATAATAAGATTATTAATAATTACAGTAAGAAAATTATAGATGATAAAAATTATATTGATAAGATAAATAAATTAGAGATAATATATAAAAATATTAATGATGAAATAATAAAATATAATTATGATAATTTGAAAAATGATAATATATATTCAAATTTATGGAATAGTAATATATTAATAAAGGAAGAATTAATATTATTACAAAATGAAATAAATAATATTAATTATTTTGATGAAATTGAATATTATGAAAATACAAGTTCTATTTTATTTAATTATTATGAAATGTTAGAGAAACAATCAACAACAACAAATTCATCTAAATATAAGAATAAATCAATATTAGAATCATTTAATATAACATTACCTAAAGAAGATATTAAAATTGAAGAAGATAATAAAATTATTGAAAAAAGCGATTTAGTTGATCAATATTTATCAATAACTAATAAATATTATATTAAAAAATTTGATAATACAAGTGATAATATTGAATTATGTCATTGTTGCAATATACCTTTAATATGTTTACAGCAAGATGCAATAATGATTTGTAATAATTGTGGATATCAAGAATTATTATTGGTTGAACAGAATCGACCAATTTTAAAACAAAATACAAAGGACACATCTCATTTTAGTTATAAAAGAATTAATCATTTTAGGGAATGGTGTAATCAGGTTCAAGGAAAAGAAAGCACGGATATACCAAATGATATATTTGAAAAAATATTAAATGAAATTAAAAAAGAAAAAATAATGGATACAAAAAAAATAACATATTCAAAGATGAGAGAAATTTTAAAAAGATTAAGAATAAATAAATATTATGAACATATCAATTATATTATTAATAGAATTAATGGAATACCTACACCGCAATTTTCAACAGAATTAGAAGATAAATTATGTTCAATGTTTAAAGATATTCAAGGTCCATTTTTAAAACATTGTCCAAAAGATCGCAAAAATTTCTTATCATATAGTTATGTTTTATATAAATTTTTTCAAATATTAGGTTTAAATGAGTATCTTAAATTTTTTCCACTTTTAAAAAGTAGGGAAAAATTATATGTTCAAGACCAAATATGGAAAAAAATATGTGAAGATTTAAATTATAAAGTTATTCCATCTCTTTAAGGTCCAAAACCAATAAGACGGAAACCAGCACCAAGACCAACACCTTGGCGAGCACCAGCTGCAATTGATGGTGATAGTAAATCAAATAGAGAGAATAAACATGCAGCAGTTAAGGCAATCATCCAAACTTCACTTAATTTAAGTTTTTGCTCAGGTAAAACATAAGCAGCAATAGCAACAACTACTGCTTCAATGGCATATTTTAATATACGTATTAAAGCTTCCCAAATATCAAAACTATATGTCGGTTGTTGATTCATATTATACTATTATAATAATATATTTTTTATTTTTTTATATTAAATCTAAAAATGATATAAGAATTTTTATTTATATTATATATATATAAATGGGAGAAAACTTAGTATCAACAAAAGAACGTGATTATTTAGATGAAGATAAACCAATTCGAGGACAAAATTATTGTCTTGTATCTTTTTTAAGTCCTGAGAATATTCTTAAGGAAAAAGAGGTATATTATTTTTCGCGATTTATTGATAAATTCGGAAAAGATATGAAAACTCTTTTAGATGGAATTGAAAATAAATATCCGGAATCATCTGAATTAGTTAAAACAATTCGTTCAAATCATGATTATATTTTTAATCCAAATGATTTAGATTCACAATATAAATTTTTTAAGGATAATTATTCACATGAAATTGAAAAGGATTTTCACAAAGAGAATGATTTTAAAACTTCAATGAGAGGTATTAAAATTCGCGGTGTTTTTGATACTATCGAAGAAGCTAAAACACGAAGTGAATTTATTAAACGTCAAGATAATAAATTTGATATTTATATTTGTCAAGTTGGTTGTTGGTGTCCATGGTCTCCAAATCCAAATGATCTAAATGATCAAGAATATTCAGAAACTCAACTTAATACACTAATGAAACAATATAAACAAAATATGGATTCAAAAGATGAATTATTTGAGCAAAGAAAAGCTGATTTAATGGCTAAATCAAAAGTTTCTAATATTGCCGATGATCTAGCTGAACAACAAGATCCATGGATTGCAGCAAAACAAGGTCGTGAAGAAGTTAAAGAAGAAGCGAATGAAGAAGTCAAAGAAGACATTGAAAGAACACCAAGTGATTAAATATAAAATTTGATTTATTTTTTTGTATTCATTTAATAAAAATGAAATCAATTGCTATTTTCATATTATTTGTTGGTATTATATTGATAATAAAAAGTTATTATGAATTAAAATATTCAAAAATGAATACGCCAAAAACAGTGATTAAATATATACCATTAAGTCAATATGAAGAAACATTAACAGACAGTGAGCAATTAGCCGAATTTTATAAAGGTATGTTCGAATTAACACAGCCGAATATATATGACTCAAAAAAAATATAATTTATAATTAATATGGCAAAGTTATCAATTATAGATATTGGACATATATTAATAGATAATGTGATTAATATTAAAACAGATAGTAATAAAATTAAATTATTATCTTCATTAAAAAATCATAATAAATATATTTCTGATAAAAATGAAGAAATAATTAAAAATACAAATATATATAAAACTAAATATGAAACACCGCGTAAAAATAATAATGATAATTATGATAAATTCCTAAGAACTAAAGAACAATTATTTAATAAATGGAATAAATCAAAGAAAGTTAAAGATTTATATGATTTAATTTCATTGCAACAACCAGAATATATTGATGTTCCTAATATTTATACAATCTATACAAGAAATTAAATAGCAATTGTTAAATTATAGAAAAATGATGAAATATTATTTATTAATTCTATTATAATATAAAACATACTAAATATTCTTACTATTATATTCCATATTTCAATTGTAATATAATAAGGAAATTTTATAAATGTTATAATAATATCTATTAATGTTAAAATTAAACTAAATATCGGCATTATATAATATACAAAAAAATATGTATATGATATTTTAAATATATAGCAATATAAAGACATTAATAAATAAGCAAATAAAAAAACTATACCAATGGATGCAAGTTTATCTCCAATATAAACAACTATCGAATAAATCAAATTCATTTAATATTATTATTTATATTAAATAGAATATAAAAATAAATGAAAGAAGAACAAGTTTTTAAATTTAATTTTTTTGCGTTTATTATTGCATTTTCTATAGGTATGTTTTATGTATATATAGCAACTCCAAAACCTAAAATTGTAATTAAATATCCAACACCTTATAATGCTAATAAAATTGTCTATAAAAATGATAATGATATATGTTATAAATATACAGTAAATGAAATTAAATGTTCCGATAATGCAATGGATCAACCTATAATATAAAAAATTATCTTTAATTAGAATGATAAACACACGTAATTTAATTGATAGATTGTTTTATACAAATATTGGACAAATTATGATAAGTGCATTATTTGGTATATCATTAGCATTAATTTTTAATAGAGTATGTAAAGAAAATTGCACAATATATTTTGCACCTAAACAAGAAGAAATACATAATAAAATTTTTAAATTAAATGATACATGTTATAAATATTCAACTGTTAATGTTCCATGTAATAATCAAGCTATTGAACCATATGATGGATATTCTACTCCATCAAATCAATTAAATGATAAAGGCTTAATTGATAAATTATTTGCGTAATTTTATATATTATATATATAAATCATATTAATATAATAATGCAGAATCAATCACAAAATAATATGATTACATCTATTGATAAAATACCATTAAAAACATCAGGTGCAACTATTACGGATGATATGGTTGATGATCCTATTGTTAAAGATGTTTTAAATGAATTTGAAAAAGAACTATCAATGAATGAGCAAACAATTAAAAATAATTATCAAATTAATAATAATTCACAATATCAACCACAACAACCACAACAACCACAGCAACAAATGCAACATCAATATCAACCACAACAACTACAACCACAACAACTACAACCACAACAACATCAATATCAATCACAACAATCAAAAAATTATATTGATAATGTATTAATAACTAAAACATTTATAATATGTATAGTAATAGCTATAATAATTAATCCATATATTTATAATACAATTATAAGTAAAATACCAGATAATATATCAATTATATTAGATAATTATAATTATATAATAAAAATAATATTAGCATTTATAACATTATATTTATTAATGTTTTATAAATTATTATAATATTTATAATTATTGTCAAATGCTGCATAATGTTTATTATCTGAATTTAGTCCTTGAATACCATAATAATTTTCACTTGTTTTTATTTCAGTCTTATAATTATCATCATTATAAATATTAGTTTGAGCTGCTTTTAATAATTCATTTGATACATATGGCATTATTATACTATTATCATTTTTAATATGATTAATATAATGTTCAGGTATTTCTGGTTGATTTGAATATGATTTTGGTTTAACGTCTCCTGAAAAGAAATTAAATAAAGATGCTATAGGATCATTATTAGAATTATTATTATTAGAATTATTATTATATTGTTCATAAGTAATTGGACTATTTGTTTGATTTTCTTGTTTAATTGGCATTATTTTTTTCTGATAATATTTAAAATAAATAATTAAAAATATTAATCCTATTAAAAATCCTATTATTTCATCAACTAATAATATTATTAATAATATTAATATAGCTATAAATAATTGATTTGTCTTTGTGTTTATTATAATTGGTAAATCAAAATCTACAATTATGACAAATACTAATAATAATATTAATAGCGCTCTTATAAAATTTAATATCATCTACTATAAATTATATATAAAAATTAAATATGTATTTATTAAATGTTGCAAATAATGACGTCTTTAAATAATAGAGGTTATGGAATTATTAAAACAGCAGAAAACAAAGATTTAATTAATAAAATTAAGAGTGATTTAATGATTAGTCCAAAAATATTTTCAAATTCTTTTACATCTAATGTTACTAAAGAATATCCAATTTATTTAGAAAGTGATAATAAATTATATATTCCAAAATGTTATGGTATTGAAAAATTTGGTTTTCCGATTGATGATAAATTAAGTTTAGGTGTTGATTGTCCTTTATTAGATTTTCAAGGTAAATTAAGAGATATTCAACAAGCTCCGATTGATGCTTTTATTGATAATGTTATTACTAAAAAGAAATTAGGAGGTATTATTAGTGTTCCATGTGGTTTTGGTAAAACTATTATGGCTATTTATGTTGCGTGTTATTTTAAAAAGAAAACTTTATTTATTTCCCATAAAGATTTTTTAAATGAACAATTCATCAATAGTATTAAAACATTTGTTCCAAATGCAAGAATTGGCAAAATTAAACAAAGTAAAATTGATGTTCAAAATAAAGATATTGTTATTGCTACTTTACAATCTTTGGCATTAAGAGAATATGATCCAAATATTTTTAGTGAATTTGGTTTAGTTATTATTGACGAATGTCATCATATTGCATCTGAAGTATTTTCAAGAGCATTTAGAAAAATGAATATCCGAATTACATTAGGTTTATCAGCAACTTTAAATAGAAAAGATGGATTAAGAAAAGTTTTTGAATGGTATTTAGGCAAATCTGTTTATAAAATTAAGAATGATATAAATGATTGTGATATGATTGTTAATTTACATAAATATTTTGTTCATGATATTGAATATAGTTATGTTAAAACAATGTATAATGGAACACCTAATATTGTTGCTATGGTAAATAATATATGTAATTATAAACCCAGAACAATTTTTATTATTAATTTATTAAAAGATATTCTAAAAAAAGAACCTGAACGCAAAATTTTAATTTTATCTGAACGTAAAAATCAATTGAAAGATATTGAATTATTGATTGCTAGTGATGATATTGCATCTTATGGTTATTATGTAGGAGGTATGAAAATGTCTGATTTAGATATTTCAGCAACTAAACAAATTATTTTAGCAACTTATCAAATGAGCAGCGAAGGATTAAATATTCCAACCTTAAATACAGTAATATTAGCAAGTCCTATTAGTGATATTCAACAATCTGTTGGTAGAATTTTGAGAGAAAAAAAAACAGAAAGAAAATATAAACCTTTATGTATTGATATTTTTGATGATTTTTCTTTATTCAAATTTAAAGGTTATAAAAGAATTAAATATTATAAAAATAATGGTTATCTAATTAAAACTTTTATTGATAATGAACTAGTTATCGATAATGATAATGATAATGATAATAATAATGATAATAATAATGATAATGATAATAATAATGGTAATGGTAATGGTAATGGTAATGGTAATGGCAATGGCAAAAAAAAGAAATGTATATTTATAAATGATGATGATTAAATAAAAATCCAAAAATATAAATTAATGGATTATATAAATTTTTTTTCTCAAATTAAAATGGAAGTTGTTTAATCTTCATTTTAATCATGAATTCATTCGCCAATTTGTCATATTCGGTTTCATTATCTTCCATGATATAATCTTCAGGGTCTTGTTCATAAATTGACGAATATAAAGAAAACGGCATAATTTCTTCATCCTCATAAACTTGAGAGCCAAGAATGTACATATCTTGAAATGTATGAAAACTATTATAAAATTTATAATCATTTTTATTAATATTTACTTTAAATTCCATTCATATTTATTTATTCATATTTATTTATTTATATTTATTCATTTATAGTTTCAATATTAATAATATTATTTTTAATATCTAAATATTGATAATTAGATTTTCCAAATGCTCTTGAAATACCTGTATCACAATACCAAATTTGATTATCAATTAATTGAATCTTATCATATGATGTATGTCCCAAAAACATATAAATAATTCCTAACTCTTTAAATAATAAAGCAGTAGAACTTTTATCATTTTCTTTTCTATTCCATAATATTCCGGATGGTCCGATTATTATTGAATCAATAATTTCTTTATCTTCTATATTTATTTTTTCATTTTCTAAATAATTTTTCCATACTTGATTAACATAAAATATATCTTTTTTATGTTTCTTTAATATATTCAAATGTTCTATATCCAATTTTGCATGACAAAATATTAAATCTCCTATTTTAAATATTAATGGTCTTTTTGCTAATATTAATGCTAATGTTCCTTTTGGCTTAAATAATTGTTTTCTTATTTCACTATTACTATTATCAGAAACATATGAAAAATCACCAATTACATTCATTAATTCATGATTACCTATTAAAGAAATACAATAACCACCCTTAGCTCTAGCAATTAAATTTAAATAATCTGTAAAATAAATCATCTCATAATCTTTTAAAACTTCCCATTCTTCTGTTGATGTTCTATTTAAACTATCTATTTGATCTCCTAACTGAATTATAATTGTTTCTGGCGGTTCTGCTATCCATTCCAAATTATTATTTATAACTTTCGCATTTACCAAAATATTTTTAAATCTCCTTATATCACCATGAATATCACCAATAACAATTAAACGTTTATGTGAAGGTAATTCATTAATATATTCATTAAACATTCATTAATATATTTAAAATAATATTTTTATTCAATATAAAATAACTTATTTATTATAAGAATATATATTATGGTTTTACAATCATCTGGTGCTATTTCTTTTGGAAATATTCAAACAGAATTTGGAGGAGTAAATCCAATCAATTTAAGTGAATATTATCAAAATAATGCTCTGGGTTATACCAGTGGTGTTAGTGGAATACCTAATACAGGTTCAACAATAACTTTAAGTCAATTTTATGGTAAAGCTAAAGTTGTAATTTCTGGACCTCCTGCACCTGTTCAAACTGTATTTACAGGTACATATGCTTGGGTTGGTGGTGGAAACACATCTTTTGAGTGGTTAACTGGTTGTTCTGCTACTAATTCTTCTAGAACTGGAGTTAGTACATTTAATAATATTGGAACACAGGGACGAAATAGAGCAGGTGCTATTTATTATCCTCAATTAATACTTCAAGCAAGAGCAGGTGATACAATTGTATTTAGTATAAATATTAATACACTATATGGAGATTATGAACATATAAGAGGATGGATAAATCTAGGAGCTGGATATGTTCTTATTGGTGAAATAAGGGTAAATGGTGCATATACATTTGCAATAACTTATACTATTCCTGCAGGAACTCCTGCTGGTAATTATGCATTATGTGGAATGAATGATTATGGATATGGTGATGGTTCATATAGAAGTGTAAATTATTATTCTTTACATATTTATTAAAAAAAATAATTATATAAAAATATTAATTAATATTAATATCAATGATTATAAAATATTTTTCTAATATAATTAGATATTTATTAATTATTCCATTGACATCTTCATTAGTATCATCATTAACAATTAAATCATCTTTTATTTTACCTCAAATTGTTAGAGAATGGCATCCAATCGCCATTGAAAAAAATATTGATAGGTCTAAACCATATGTTTATAATATTGGTAAATTACCAATGGTTTTATGGTATAATGATACTACTCCCATATCAACTGTTAATATTTGCAAACATCTAGGTGCGAAATTGGATAATGGAATTATTAATAATGGATGTTTTCAATGTCCTAATCATTTAACAACTTATAATAATTCTGATGCAATTGGAACAACTATTAAAAGTAATGGATTATTATGGTGGAGTTTTAAAAGTTATGCAAAAAATCCACCAAAAATATTTAAAGATAATGAAAAAATGCATCAATCATATATAGATATTAATGTTAATTTAATTAATGTTATTTTAGAATTTATTTATAGTAATAATAAAATAAAAATAAATCATAGAAAAAATAAATTTTTCTTTAAAGAAGAATTATTTAATACTGAACATCGATTTTATTATAAATATCCATATTATCTTAAAGGTTCCATTAATAATAAAATTAACTATTCTATTAATTTTTTACCATTAGAAGAAAATAAAACAAGATTATATATAAATATTCTTGATAATAATATTGATACAAAGTTTTTTATTAATTATTATTTAAAAAATAAATTAAATAATTTAAAAAATTATGAATCTAATAATTATCTCAAATATTTAATTACTTTAAAAGATGATAAAACATATATGAAAAAAATTTTTTTATTATTTGATAAATATTCTTTTCCAAATGAATTCACCATTTCTAGTTTTTATAAATATAAACAATTTTATTAATATTACATTAATAAAAAAACTTTTAATTTTATTATTATCATCATCATCATTATCATAATTATTATCATCATTATTATTATAAGTATCATTATTGTCATTATTGTCATAATTATCATTATTTTTTATTAGATTAATAATAGCATAATTAGGTTTTTTTAATAATTCTAAGTTTTTATATTTAGGTTTATAAGTAATATTTAAATGTTTAAATTTTATTGGTACATATCCAGATTGAAATAAAAATGAATTACAACAAACAAAAAATAAATTTAATAAATATAATAATCTCATAATTATATAAATAATCCATTATAATCTTTAACTCTTATTTGATTACTTAAAAGAGGTTTAATATCTATATCATTCGATATAGTATTTGTTATTGGCATTATTGGTTTAATAATTATTTTTTTAATGTCATTTGTATAAATGATATTTTCTGGAATGAAATAAATATCACTTTCATCCATTTTAATAGTATTTGAATTATTATTATTTATAAAATAATAATCAGGATTATCAATATTATTTACAATATCAGAAAATAAATTATTTTCATCTGTTGTTGGTTTTCTAATATTAAAATATGATTGTTTTATATTATATCTTTTAGAATTTAAATCAATAGTTATATCAGCATATTGAATACATATAAATATATTAAGTTTTCTCATATGTTTATAACAATCAATATTATTAATGATTTCATTATAATATTGTGGTGGTGGCATTAGAGAATTATTATTAAAACATTTATCTTGTTCATATTCTAATAATATTTCTTTGTCATTGTTATTTTCAATATTTGAAAAATAATTATGACATTTAATATTAATAATATTATCATTATATTTTCTTATGATTTTATAATTTTTAGGTGCAAAATCTAATTTTGAAAATACAATATTAATTAAATGTCTGTCATTTAAATCTTCAACATTTTTTTCTAACTTTAAAAAGCTATTATATAATCGATTTATTAAATCAAGTACCTTTGTCATTTATAATTTGATATAAAGATTTGATTAAATTTTCTTAAATCATTTTTTTTTAATTCTAAGTTTTTATACTTTGATTTATAAAAATACTTTTGTATTAAATTTTATGAATTAATAAAAAAAATGATAGGAAAATAATAATATTTGTATTGTGCTACAATGACACAATCCATCAGTTGCTATTATCTTCATTACAATCGCCAACCGTATAATTTTACCTTTATCAAATTTGAAAAGTTTGTTAAAGTTATCTTGAACACCCGGGCAGTTGTTATGACTTTCAAACAATTAGTGGATAACGCCAAACTTTTCAAAATCTACCAGCTATCCTTACTATTGACGAATGATACTGAACAAATATTTACATCTATTTGTGAATTCACAGGTGCAATTATTTACGGTGTTATGACTGTATGGTATTGGAAGTATCTCCGGATTTCAGGATTTGAAGAATTCACAGTATTGGAAAAACATCGATACAAAAACCCACTTAAATCATGCGAACCAAAGCGTGAGAGCAGCGGAAAGAAAATTAAAAAATTTCTGAAGCTGTTCAATAGTGAGGATGTTGTAAACAAGATGAAAGATCCAGATGTTGTTGTTCGCGAATTCTTTCAGAAAGAGAGTGCTGATATTTATGAATATTTCAGGCGATACATTGAACACGAGCGAAAGGTCGAGATGCTATCAGTGATTCTACACAACTATGGACGAGATGTTTATAGTTGTGTCAGGAAGTTCGCCTGAAATTCGGGGTTATATAATGGCAAAATTAATTTTTTGTCATTTAATTTAAGGAGATTTATTAAAAAATGATTTTTGATTTTTATAATTTTAATATAAAAAATGGATAAAAGTCTTGAAGAATTAATTCAATTTTGTAAAGAAAACAATGTTAATTATTTAAATAAAGATAAAAATCCAAAACCATTAACAAAAAGACATATTATAATAAATCTTAGAAAAGAAGGTTATATTGATAAAAATGATAATCTTAAAACTTATATTTATAGAAATAGATGTAAAATAATATTTACAAATAATTATAAAATAGAAAGTTCTAATATAACTATTGCTACAATCTCATTTTCTTAAAAAAAAGATTTAAAGATTATTTGTGAATGTCTTTAAATTTAAAATAATTCTTTATATTTTTCCATAAATTCTTCCAATTGCTTTCTATTTTCTTCATTTTTCATTATATGTTGATTATTTTTATAATTATATTTTTGAGTTAATAACCATTTTCCAATAAAACATTTTTGTTTTATATTATTTATATATTTATATTCACAAGGTAATTTCTTATTATTAATAATAAATACTTCTAATTCTTTTAAATTTTCATTCCAATATTCATTTCTTGTTTTAAATAAATGACTATATTTTTTTATAAATTCTTCCCATTGGTTTTTAAAATTTTCATTTTTCATACATCTATCATTATTTTTATATCTTTCATTTTGTTGAGATAACCACCCTCCTAATTTTTTATTATTAATATCTTTTTCAATTTGTGATGGTAATTTATTATATTTAATAATATATTCTTCTAATTTAATTAAAGTTTCATTCCAAATTTCAATATTTGTTTTAAATAAATTAATATATTTTTCAATAAATTCTTTCCATTGTTTTTTAATTTCTTCATTTTTCATAATTTGTATGTTATTTTTATATTTACTTTTTTGACTTGCTATCCAAATACCTAATATTTTAGTATTGTTATATTTATCATATTGTGATGGTAATTTATTATATTTAATAATATAATCTTCAACTAATTTAAATTTATCATACCATAATTCAATATTTGTTTTAAATAAATTTATATTTTTACATATAAATTCATCCCATTTTTTTCTAATTTCTTCATTTTTCATTATTTCTTTTTTATTTTTATAATTTCTTTTTTGATTACCAATCCAAATTCCTATATTTTTTATATATTTATCGTTTGATTTAGAAGATGGTAATTTATCATTTTCAATTATATATTTTTCAAGTAATTCTAATTTTTCATCCCATGTTAAACATTTAAATTCTTTAACACCTATTATATATTTATTTAATGTTTCTATATCTTCATTAATAATTTTAATATCTATTTCATTTTTATTATTATAAAAATTTACTGTATTTATCTTAATTTTATCTTTAAACATACTATCATATTCTTTAATACTTGATAATGTTTCTAATATTTCTTCATATTCATCACACCATATATAAATATTAGCAATTTTATATGGATTATTTTTATTAATTCTAGTTGCTCTATTAATTCTTTGAATTGTAGTAATTTTATTTTTAGGTGGATATGAAATATAAATACTATCACATGAAGGAATATCAATACATTCATTTAAAATTTTGATATTAAATAATAATTGAATTTTATAATCATTTTCACTAAATGATTTTAATATATTTTTACGTTCTTTATTTGAATTTTCACAAGAAATACTATATATATCAATATCAAGATTATAGAAATCATTTAATTTATTAACTGAACTAATCATATTATTCATATCATTAGTATCTTTACAATAAACAATAGTTTTTCTTGAACCGTTATTTGATAAACATGAAAATAAATATTTGCATCTATTTTTAAATTCATCATTAATATCATATATAGATAATTCTTTATTCAGTTCATCTTTATTTTCATGAATAGATGGAATCCAAATTTTATAATCAGTTATATATTTATTTATAATTGCGTCTGTCAAACTCATATTATATACTATTTTTCCAAATAATTCATCAAATTTACTATCATAATCAATTATACTATTTTCATTATCATCTTCATAATCATCTTCATCTTCATTTTCATTATCATCTTCATCTTCATCTTCATCTTCATCTAAATATTCAATATCATATATTCTAGGTGTAGCAGACATAAATAATATTTTATGATTTGTTATAAGTAATTTATAAATATCATCATCTTTATCACTAATATTATTTTTGCTTAAATTATGAAATTCATCAATTATAAATAATGTATTTTCATCAAATAAATCTAAACATTCATTAATAATATCCATAGATTTAAATGTTGATGAAATTAATAATTTTTCATTTTCTTTAATTTTTGTTTTAATAATATCAATATCTCTTATTCCATCACTATTTATAAGAATTGTATTTTTCTCATCATAACCATATTCAATATATCTTAATAAATTTTGAGACGCAAATTCAATTAAAGGTGATATAATAATTATCTTTTTATATTTCAAACTAATTAAATAACTAATATATGTTTTACCACAACCACATGGAATTGCTAAAATACTTCTATTATTTATAGTAAAATTATCTATTATTTTACTTACTGCCTCTAATTGATATTCATATGGAGTAAATATATTTGGTTTTATATTTGAAATAATTTCTTTAGTTTTATATGGTTCTTTTATAAAATATATATTATTTGATTTATAATTAATATTTGAAACATCTGTTTTATAAACATTAGTATTTAAATCAATAAGCATATTTAAATTATTTGATAATTTATCTGTATAATAAATAATTGCTGGTAATATTTTATTAAAAGCTGAACGTGTCATTATACCAGCAATATCTTTAATACAAACACCATTTAAATATCCATTTTTACATTGTATTATTGCAACACAACTATTATTAGAATCAACTTGAATAATATCAATTCCAATATCTTTATGATTATGAAGAGTTCCTTCTTTAATTGCTTTTCTTATATTTTTATTATGTTCTGGTGATTTTATTAAATTATTTTCAATTAATATAACTTCAGGACATTCATTCCATAAATAAGCATTATAATTTGTATTTTCAATTATTGATTTTTTAATTTGTTTTTCATAATTAAAACCTTTTTCAATATTATTCATAAATAAAGAATATTTTTAAATCATATATCATTTTTTTCACTAAAAAATAATTCTATTTCAGATATTATATTTAATTGAATTTATATTTTTTTAATTGTTTATAAATGATTACTAAAAATTAATTGGAAAAAAATTTTAAATAAATTAATTTTTGGGGAGAGGGTCTGCACCTGAGTAAAAATTACTCATTAAAATATATAAAAAAATGATTATTTAAGAAATAATTATATACCATTTAAATATATGCAAAATAACATTTTTTCTTGTGAGTATTGTGATTTTACAACAAAACGAAAATACAATTTACAACGACATCAAATTGCTTTGCATATTTCAGATATCTCAAAAATCCAAAAAGAATATAAAGCTATCCAAAATGAAGAAAAAGCTATCCAAAATGAAGAAAAAACTATCCAAAATGAAGAAAAAGCTATCCAAAATGAAGAAAAAGCTATCCAACCTATGAATGAGTGTTTAAATTGCACTAAATGTAATAAAATATATAAAACAAAAAAATCTTTAATAAATCATGAAAAAAATTGCATAGGTATTAATTCTTTAACTTGTCCTAAATGTATGAAATCATTTAGTTCTCATGGAAATAAATGTAAACATATTAAAAAAAATAATTGTAAAGCTAAAAGTATAATTCATTCATCAAATAATAATATAACTCCAAATATAAATTTTAATGGAAATAATAATATTAATGGAAATAATAATAATATAATAAATAATAATTATATAAATAATTTTGGGGATGAAAGAACTGATTTTATTACATACGAAAATATGTATGATATCATTAGATTAAGTGGTGTAAATGTTATACCACGATATATAGAAATGAAACATTTCAATAAAGACTTTCCAGAAAATCATAATATTAAATATGAAAAGAATAATAATTGTTTGATTAAAAAAAATGGCGAATGGAGAATAACCAATATTGAAAATTTATCAAAAAATTTAATAAATAAAAATTCATATGAAATTAGTAATTATTATAATAATAATAAAACTAAAATAAATAATTCTATTTCAGATATTGATTTAATTGAATTTATATTTAAAAAATTTAATTATCTCGATTTATGTTTAGATAAGAAATTGTATACTAATATAAAGGATGAAATAAAAGAAATTATTCGTTCAACAAATATTTAAAGAGATTGATAAATATCCCTTAAATAACTTTTAAAGAAAAACAAAAAAACCAAAAAATTTAATTTTTGATTTATATAGAAATAAAGAATCAATCAAATGAATAATGCGAAGGATAAATGCGAATTGAGAGATGATTTTTATCAATACCAAACATCTCTGAAAGTTCGCAATATCTATTATTGTAGAAGAATGAAACAATCTCCATTTTATGACATCCCCAATTATCAGGATATGTTTTAAAATTGCTAAATAACTTATCATCATATTCTGTCCATTGACGTATTTTTATAATATAATCATCAGGAATCATAATATCGCAATTAGGATGAACTACACTGCAATATTCGATTACTTCATCATATTCTATATCAAAATTAAAGTTTGAGATAAAAATAAGAATGTACTCAATCATTTGATTTGTAATTTAATACTTTTATTATCAAATCATTTTTTTATTATTATTCTAATATTTTAATTCATTTAAGGACATTTGCAAATATCCCTTAAATATCTTTAATAAAATAGAGAGATTGAGAAAATGTTTTTTTATGATTTATTATTTATATTAATATTTCAATTATTATTTATAATATCAATAATTGGATATAAGTTGCATAAAATGAATGAACGAATTATAATAAATACAGTATTATCAAAATTAGATTTTTATCCAAATCATTATAAAATAATTAAGAAGAATAATAAGATTTATATAAAATGTCATTGTTATACATTAAATTGTTCTCATTATTTAATAAGCAGTTATAATATAAATTATATTGAATATGGTTCAAAAGGATATTATATTAAAGTTTATGGAAATCACGAATTAAAAAAGAAAGTTTTAAATAATTATGCAGCAGGTAAAGATATAGGAATTATAACAGTTGATATTTTTATTGATTTGAAAGAAAAATATTATAAAATAATTACTACTTATTTTCAAATTATAACTTGTAATTATTATCTAAAAGAAAATTTATATTCAACAATAATTACTTATTTAGATGATCCATCATTTTATATTAATATAACAAATATATATGATACAAATCTAAATATAAATAATAATATACCAAGTCATTATTTTTTGCCATTTTATCAAAATTTAGCAAATAAAGAAAAAAAATTTAGATGTAATTATATAAAACCATTCAATATTATTATAACCAATGATAAAGAAACATTAATATTAAAACCAATTATAACTCAATTAGGAGAACATCCAAATACAATTATGGAAGTATCAAAAGATATTGATATAGAACCACATATAAATAATCATATATCCATTAATAAAATTACTGGTCCTTTAATATAAAAAGAAATTGATTTAAAGAGATTGATTTAAAGAGATTGATTTAAAGAGATTAATATGAATTCTTTAAATATCTTTTATAAAGCTAAATATTTATTGAGATATACATTTAATTTTTTATTTAATTTATCATTGAATTTTTCAAATGTATTAATATAACTATATTCTTCTCCTTCTTGTATTTTAGTATTT